CTTTTAATTAAAGTTTCTAAAGATGTTATACGTTTAATAAGATCATTCATTTGATATTCTAGATTTTCAGCTTTAACTACATAAGATTTAAAGGCATCCATTTCTTTTTGCTGATCAAATATTTTTTGTTCGAGCCAAGTAATCTCATCTCTATTATTTTGGATCTCATTATAATTTTGAGAGAATCCTATTGAATATCCTATAGCCGTATAAGCTAACATAAGGGTAGCTTTAATGCATCCGTTAATAAACTGTTTATATGATATGTTTAAGTTTGGCATAATTAGTTACCCTTTCTATCTTCTTTATTGAATTTAACTAATTTATTAAGTCTTGCAATAAAGATTTGATAAAAAATAATAAGAATTTTAGTTCCAAAATAAGCTGCTATTGCTGAACCAGCAACACAAATTCCATACTCTAATTTAAAAGAATGAAGAATAAGATAAGTAATATATCCAGCAACTATGCCAGAAAATATTTCATAAAGATATTCAAAGAAATTAAATGGTTTATTTTCTTTAAAAAATAAACTAGCTCCGCCATCTAAAGCAGATATTAAAATTAATAATATTGGAGCGATCTGAGATAGATCATTCCAAAATTCAGGATCTCTCCAAATCATAATTTTTCCATTAAAATAGTCTATTACTATTTTAATAGATTTTAATAAAAAAGGGATACTTAGTATCCCTTTGAAGTTTAATGATATTTAAACTTTTATTTTACTTTTATACTCTTATGAATTGCTAAGATGTAATAGAGCGATTTGTATATATTTTTAATATTACAAATATCTTCACTATCTAATTCATCTACATCCATGTCATTCATTTCTTCTAGTTTCTTACGAAGAAGTGTCATGGACTCAGACATTTCTACTTGGAGCCAAGAAGCATTAGTATTCTTTTCTAACATGGTTCTACTCCTTATATCTTTCCATGATTTCTAATAAGGCCTGACCATCAGAAGCATCAAATTTAAAAGGTATTCCCATTAAATTAATCTTAACTTCTGACTGCTTTTGAAAAGCAGTGTCTATGAATAGTTTTACTTTTTCAGTATCTAATAAATTAGATTCATTCATAAGTCCAAATTCTTTAAGAATAGGAGCATATTTTTGAGCCATATCATCTACTCTAGTTAGAACTAATACAGAAGCTCCGCCTAATCCCCAACGAATAAAACTTCTATCTTCAGGAATAGCAGGCATAATTCTTTCATCTATAAAATTAGCTAGAATTGCTTTTGTATTATTAAAACTAATCATAGACATAGATCAATCCTTATCTAGTTACTTTAATAGAACCAGTTACAGGCTGTACAGCAGGAGCTTCTGTTGTCGGAGCAGTCCAACTATTCCAACGAGGCATAACTTCAGGACAGATATCATCTTTAGAAATCTTCTTCTGAGCTTTAACACCGCCATTACAATTACCACCGAACAGACCACCAAGTAATCCGTTACCGTTACCTGCGCCTAAAGCTCACAATCCTGCTAAAGATGTGCCGATAATACCAGTGGTGAGACCAGCTTTAGCTACACCACTAGAATGTTCACAAGTTGCCATAATTAAACCTTTATATTCTATTTAATGGAAAAAGCTGTTAAGGAGAAACCCTTAACAGCTCTTATAATCTAGTATTTATACTTATAGGGAAAGTATCTATAAAGATAAATTGTTACGAATTGTTATTATCAGTATTAGTAGGCTGGGTAACAACAATTTTATCTGTTTCACCTGATTGTAAAGTAATCATTTATTCCTCCTTAATAGGCTCTATACGAGTAATAATACTATCAAATAATAACTTCCAAGCTGCTAAAAACAGTCCAGAATGCCATATTAAATGATTCTCGCAAGATAGTTCATTATCTTCTTTAGAAGCCATTATGCAATCTCCTAAACAGGATACAAGCATAGGACAATCTTTACATTTCTTTCTATCTTTCCAGAAATGAAGAGATTCGTCAGGAAATTTACTTGTTTTAATAGTATCGAGAGTTCCAAAAGATTGATCAGAACCATGACAAATAAGTAGATTTCCTTGCATATCTACTGCTATAGCATTTTTATTTCTAATAAAACAACTATTTTCTTTTAATTCTTTATTAACTAATTTAGAAATTAATTTAGATACATAATCTCTAATAGAATGATATGGATGATTTCCATCTATTGTAGAACCAAAAGCAATAAGATTATTTAATAATACTTTTTTAGTATTAGAATCAAATTTTTTTACTACGTCTTTAGAAAAATCAGATAATTTAACTATACCTTCAAAACTAATATTTACATCATCTCCAAAGTATCGTGCAAAATAAGGATGAAGTTTAGATAAATCTGAATTATCTGGAGTAACTACAATATTAAATCCAAAGAATAAACCTTTTTCTTTAGCTTGTTCTTTATAATATTTAAGTCCTTCTAATACTTTTGGATCTTCTAAAGGATTAAGATCATCTCTATAATTAGAAAATGTAGGTCCATCATGAGATACCGTTAATCCTATCTTATTATCTAATAAATATTGAGCTATTTCTTTAGTTATTAATGAACCATTAGAAATAGTTCCTAATTTAACATTAGGATATAACTCTTTTAATTTAGGAACTAATAATTTAATAGTCTTTAAGTAAACTAATGGTTCTCCACCCCAAAAAGTTATACTATTTACTTTAGTTAAATTATTTTTTAATTTATTAATTAAATTATCTACTTTTTCTTTTAAAGAAGATTCTTTAACTATGAAAATAGGTTTAACTATTGATTTTGCAGTATAGTTTTCTAAACAATATTTACAATTAAAATTACAATTAAATCCTAATGTAATTCTTAAACTAATATTATCAGTAGATTTATATAAAGAATCTTTATTTTTTGATTTATTTTCAATAAAACCTTTTAATCTTGGATCTTGATCCAAGAAAACAGGTATATCCTCTTCTGTAAAAATATCTTGAGTGATATTATCATAAGTATGAACTAATAAAGTTCCATCTGATTTTTTAGAAGTAATCTTAAACTTCATATGGTTCTACCTTAATAATAATCGTATTAAATATAAGTTTCCAAGCTGCTAATAAATAACCAAAATATTGTATTTTTAAATTTATACAAGCATATTTATGATCTTCTAAAGAAGCTATAGGACACCCACCATTACATATAAATACTACAGGACATTTATTACAATAATCTTTATCAGTCCAATATTTTAAGAAATTAGGAATATTTTTAGAATATTCTTCTAATTTACCATATCCTGCTGATTTAGCATTCCAAGCTTGACAAGCTAATATATTACAATTTAAATCAATAGTTAAAGTATCTGATTTAAAATTATTGCAATTATATTTTTTATATTGAAAATTTGGTTTATTTACTAATAAATATATTACTTTAGATATAGCATCTCTTAATCTAAAGAAAGAATGATTATTATCTTTAGTAGTACCCCAATATAAAAAATTTTTATAAAGAATATTTAAAGATTCTTTAGTAAATGGTGTTACTTTTTTAGAAGATTCTTTGGATAATTTAACTAAAGATTCAAACTTATATTTAATATTTTTTCTTTTAAGTTTATTTTCAAAGAATCCTATAAATTTAGTTAAATCACAGTTTTCAGGAGTAATAACTATATTAAAATTTAAAATATAATCTTTTATATTATCAATATAATATTGTATTCCTTCAATTATTTTTGGATCATCTAATGGATCTTTATCATTTCTATATAATTTAAAAGTTGGTCCATCATGTGAAATTACTATATAAATATTATTTTTTACTAACCATTTTGCTATATTTAAATTTATTAAAGAACCATTAGTAATAGTAAAAAATTTAGCATTAGGATAGAGTTTATTTAAATATGGTTGTAATTTTTTCCAAGTTTTTATATAAACTAATGGTTCTCCACCCCATATAGTAATTTTTTTAGGATTTAAATTTAATTTAGTAAGTCTTTCTATAAATTCTTTTAAAGGAATTTTTTCTGGTTCTATATTAATTATAGAATGTTCTTTAGAATGACAATATTTACAAGAATAATTACAATTATCTCCTAATTTTATTTTTAAATGATCTAATTCTTGTTTTTTAGGATTAAATCCAGAAAATTTCTCATAAGAATAATTATTTTTTATAAAATTATTTAATTTAAATCCATATTTTAAATCAATTAAATTAAAATCTTTATCAAAAATATTTAAAGATATATTATCAAAATAATTAATTTGATAATTTCCTAAAAAATCTTTAGAAGTAATTTTAAATTTCATTTAAATACTCATAATTAAAATATTGATAATAATTTTGTTGAATTTCTTTAAGAAATTCAAACATTTTATTATTAAAATAACAATCTAATATTGGATCTTTAGTTCTAAAACACCCACCAAAACATATTTTATATGCTTTACATTCTTGACATTGTTTAGATTTATATTTTAATAAAGGTTTTTTAAATTCTATAGGAATTATAGGAATAGTTTTTTTAAATACATTTTCTACTATAGTATTTAAAGAAAAATCATGATGACAAAGATATCTATTACCTTTTAAATCTAATGCATAGTTATTAGAATTAAAACAATAATTTAATAAAGTATGCTTTATATACCTTCTTTTATAATTAAATACTATAGAATTTATAGCATTTTTATAAAAAATATTATTTAATTTTTTTAAATAAGAATATAAATTATTAAAATAAATATTAATATCTTCTTTAGTAAAAATATATTCTTTAGGAATATTATTAACATAAAGAATTGGATAAATATACCAATTTAAACATCTACCAAATTTATTATATAAATACTGCCATTTATTAAAATAATTATCCCAAGATAATTCTTGATGATGAACCAAAGAAGTAATATGAAGATCTTTAATTTGAAGAGCTAATTTCCATTTATCTTCTTGAAGTTGTCCGCAATGATATGAAAGATTTATAAATAAATCATTATCATTAATATATTTAATATGTTCTTTAGTTAAAAGAGAACCATTAGTTGTTATTCTAGGTTTTCTTAAAGTAGGTATATCTTTTAAAGAATCTATTAAATATTTTATTTCTTTAAAATAAAGAAACGGTTCTCCACCCCAAATAGTAAATCTATTTATAGGTTTATTTTTATAATTATCTTCTAAAAATTTTAAAAAATTTGTACAGAAGTATTCAATATCATTATTTTTATTAAAATGTGATTCATCTTCTTGTAAACAATATGGACATTTCCAATTACAAGCAGAACCAATAATAATATTAAATATTGTATCTTCTGTACATTCTTTCATTTAAACAACCGTTAAAATCTTTTCAGCTAAATCTGTCCAATATTTACTATTAATTTTAAATCTAAGTTTATCACCTGGATTTAAACCTAATGCGTAAATTTTACCAGTACCTTCTCCATTAATCATCTTTATTTCTTTATTTGGAGTATATCCTTGAATAGGTTCAATATAGTAATTAACTTCATCCAAACATACTTGATTATCTTTATGAAAGGCTTTAATAGAAAAAGTAATATACTGGTTAGATTGAATTGTATCATCACAAGTTAACTGAATAGAAGGAATCCAATAATTTTTCCAAGAAGTATATAAATTTATATAATCTTCTTTAGAATATGTCGATAAATTAATAGAAGATTCATCAAATATTTCATTAGAAATTATTTCAAAATCTGTATCTATAAACTTAGGAGCATTTTCTACAGAAGTATTTGGTAAACAAAGTAATTTACATAAAATACCACAATTCCAATATTTGAAACGTTTATTAAAATGAGTAGAACTCATTTTAGATATATATGTTTCAGAATATCTATCTATAATAGTTGGAAATAAATTTAAATCATCATTATATAATATAAAAAATTCTTTATAAGGTTTCCAAATATTTAATGGAATATTTAATACTTCTTGATAAATACATTTATAATATTTATTATTTTTATTTATATATTTTTCTATTAAATTATTAGAATTATTTAAAGATTCTAATGAAATAACATTATTTAATAAAGAATTATCAAAATTTTCTTCTAAAGAAAAATTTCTAATAATTATAGAGTTATTTTGAAAAAATAAATTAATAATTTTATTTTCTTTATTAATAAAATTATTTAAAAAAGATTTAAACATATTATTTTCCTAAATTAAGCATCATTACAATAACAATTA